AATCCTCTTTGGTTGTGAAAGTTTTCTATTCCTTTTTCCTCAACAAATTTTTCCCTATCTAATTCGTTTTCAAATTTAACCACTACACTAAAAATTTCAGGTCTTTGCTCGTGTTCAAAAATTCCAACCCAATCTGAAGCGTCCTCTTTAGTTCCAATTTCGTTTTTTGTTGTTGAAGTATAAGCCAAAGCAGATAATTGATCCTCATTATATCCTGTGCCTAAAATGCTATCATCAATTTCAAGTATTTCTTTTAATAGGTTTGTAAGGGCCTTATCATTTACCTGTGCTAATTGTGAAATTTCATTATCGGAAGTAAGTACTTTTAAAGCCTGAACTGAAGTGCTTTCAATATCAAGTTTAATTACAGGTACTCTTTTAATATTCCCCATTTTCTTTACTGCTTCAACTACACCATGACCTGCTAATATTGTAAAGTCTTTAGCGATCACAATATTTCTGTAAAAGCCATGTGTATTTATTGAGTTTATTATATGCTCTAATTGATCCTCGGGGTGTTCTTGATAATTTTTTGGGTGTGGCTTTAGTTCATTAATGTCAATTTTAATTGTTTTAAAAGGATTTTTTTTAAATAACATAAGATCCTCTAACTCATCTGCTTCAAATCCAGTCACTTCTATTTCAAATTCATTTAGTTCTTTTAAGGTATTTAATAAAAGTTCATTATCAAATTCTGATAGATCATGTGTTTTATTATCTGCAATAGCAAAAGCCTTTATTTTTTCTTTGCTCCAATCATCTGGAATTCTTACACAGTCTAATTCTTTTAAGCCTAAATATATTCCTGCTTTTAGAGTTCCATTACCAGCTATAACAGTATTTTTTTGATCAATTACAATTGGTTTTCTTTGACCGAAGGCTGATAAAGAGTTTGCTATGGCTTTTATTGAGTTATCATCATGCTTCCTGACATTATCAAGATCAAATTTTAACTCGTCAATATTAATAATTTCTGTGTTCATACTTAGTATTTTAGCAAAAGTGTGATAAAATTGTGACGATAATTTATTTTATCCCCTGTTGTATAAGAGCCCGTGTTTTCATGGGCTTTTATATTTGTAGCGCTTTAGTTGAACTTTTGCTATCACTAGGATCGTGTTTAAGCCATTTATAAAGTAGAGTTGATAGTTTATGCGAGGAAGTCTATTGTTTAAATTCGCTTGCCCACTCATAATAATAGGCATTATGTTTTCTTGAAAATTTATCGCAGTCGCAGGTTAATGTTTGAATATTCATGTTTAATTTAGTTTTTATATCAAAAATTATTTTTCTTAATTCTGTATTTGTAAAACTACAAATATATTCTCCACGATTAAGCTTGTTATAAACATTTTGCTTTGTGTGACTTTTAAATTCACTTTCTTTTATAGGTTTTTGTGGAATTCCTAAATTCATTATTAATATTCCTTACGAAGTTGAGCTTGTGTAATTGTGAAGTGCTTTGTTGCTCCCTGTGAGCACCTTTTATCATTGTTATATCCTTTATTAAGAATTTCAGGATCAGTGACACCATTATCAAGTAAGCACCTGTTTGTGTGTCTGAAAGTTCCATTAAACTCAACACCCCATTTTCTAAAACTATGTACCAATTTTGCTTGTTCTCCATGATCCATAAATCTACCAACCAATAATAAATAATTGGTAGCAAATACTCGGCCATGCTTTGCAGATCGTTGGTGTGCAAGTTCGTGCAACATTGTTGCGTCACTTGCCCAACTTTTTAAAGTTATTGTGTTATCGGGGTAATACCAACAAGATCCTGTGTCTCCTTTGCAGGATATTTTTGGTTGAGAATTATTAAAATACTTTTTATAAAATGCTTTTGTATATATTGTTCTTTTTACTTGTGCATTTACTAATTTATTTACTTTATCTTTTGGAAGTCTATTTGGGTTTTTTGCTTTATATGTAATTATTTGTCTGTAATTATCTACTCTATTATTAAAATTATCAGGCCTTTCAATGTCGTATTCGTCTATTTCATGAATTTTGAACTTGTTTTCTTGAATTGCTGATATTACACCTGTTTGATCAACAATAAGCCTAAAATTAGGATTTGGTTGTCTATCAGTAAAAGTTGCAGAATTTATTTCACGAAGGTTAGGGATCAAATTGTAGGAGGTTTTTAAAACAGCTTCTGCGTCATAGACTTTATTTTGTTGTTTTTTTATTGTATTCACACTTTTATTTTTCCCCATATAAATATTATACCACGATACTCAGTCCTGTCAAATCTAAGATTTAATTAAAGGGCTTCCTAATTCTGCAAGATAACAACCTGTACAAATATGTCGTACCATTGATCCTGCATTGTCAAGTTCCTCAACAATAATATGGTGGTAGAATTTTTTTAATTTTCTTTTACAAGTATTACAAGGCATTTTAATCTCTCCAAAACTTTGCATTTTTTACTTCACAATAAGTAAGAATTAAATTATTATCTTGAAAAATGTCTCCATAAATCTGTAAAGATACTTCTTTTGCATGATCCCAATTATCAGTTTTAGCATTTACAGGATTACCTTTGAAAAATCCTTTTATAGTAAATTTAAGCATTATGCAACCTCAATTTCTTTTAGAGTTTTAACTGCATTTTTAATTGACTGAATTGCGTTAATTCTGTCAAGTTCTTGATCACTATTTTCAATTTCCTTAATCTCAATTTCAAATGCGATTATATTTAGTTGTCTTATTAGTTCGTTCATTTTTTTGTTCCTTTCTAAAAAACAATTTATAAGATAATATTAATCAAAGATTAAAGATTGTCAATAGATAAGTAATATTTTTCTCAGTAGATCATCAATGCTGAAACACCTTTGATCATTGATAGTTATGAACCGTTAGTCTAAAAATTGCTCTAGCTCGAAGCTAGTATATGTCTTAAGATTGATTTTCCAACAAAATGCACTCGGCCACCAATGATTGATAGTATCGTTATAAATTAACCAACTTGCTACTGCAGTTGAGGTTTCTATGTCGTATCTATCTTGTTGAATATTTAATTTTGGCTTTAACCAATTCCATGTGTGATCATTAAACTGCCACAGGCCTTTATCGTAAGAATTATCTTTATTTTTATTAACTGCATTAGGATTTCCTCGGCTTTCACAATAGGTAATTCGTAAAGCAGTTTCTATATCATTGGGCTTAAAATATTCACTAAATAAAGGGATATATTCCTGCATATAAATAATAATTTTATTTCTATCTTTACAAGAAAAATACTCATCTACCTTGTCCAATGAAATTGGAGATGACAAAACACAAGTTAAAATAATTGCTTCTAACAAAAATCTTACTTGTTATCAGGTAATAAGTCTTTAAGCAATGTTATACCGACTTTAAGATCCTCGCTATACCAAGTATCGTTCTCGATAAATATTACTTTTGTCTTTAACCCGTCGTTTTCTAAACCAACTAAGTCTTTAGCCATATATTCCTAATTATATTTTAATCTTATATTTAAAACATTACAAGTCATAAAAGCTTAAGATTATCCCAACCTTTTTCATTAATGGTAAAGCTTAAAACTGCAGGGTGGCTCCATAATCCTGTTCTTTCAGTAAAATCAATGCTTCTATCTAAAGAAGGTGCTTGAAACCATGCACGATCCCCTTGATATTTCGCTCTAAAATGGTGGTAATGACCTGTAATAAGCAATTCTGCAGATCCACTTGGTAGAAAACCATACATTTGTCCTTTCCACCAATTTTCTACTTTAACTTCAGGATTAGTTCCTGAATTTCCTGTCATGTGTCCGTGTGTCCAAGCAACTTTTTTTCCTTTAATTTCTAAGACCTGATGAAAGCTTTCAGGTATTTCTACCCTTACTTTTTTATATCTTTCAGGATTAGCCTTCATTATCTCATCACATATTTCTAAGTGCATAGTATCACTATTGTCTAAACGATTAGTAAATACTTGACCTTTTGAGCTTCGGCTCATTTCTCCATGATTTCCAGGCACACCTGCAAGAATAATATTATCTGCATGTGGTAAAAAACTATCTACTGTTTTCATGATCATGCTTCTAGCAAGTGCATATTGCTCAATTAGAGACAATTCAACTGAAAAAGGTTGGCTATCAAAAAATGCGTTTGTGCAATTTTCTGTAAGATCTCCTAATCCAACACAATAAATTTCATCAATTAAAACACCTGATTTTCTTAATTCTTTTATCCTATTAATTGCGTCTTGAAGGGCCACATCATATCTGTTAATCGTATTTTCTACACCATAGTCTTTTTTTCCAAGTTGCCAATCAGCCATAAAAAACATAAATGCAGTATCTCCTCCAAGTGTTTGTTTCTTTAAAGGTAATTTTTTCTTTGTATATCGTAATAACTCGGCCACATATTTGTCATGTTTCGGATTTTTTTTCTTTACAATGCCTTTAAAAGCATAAAAAGTTTCTGTTTTCCCACCTTTTAACTGAACTTCCCACGATGAAGTCTTTACTGCACCTTCTATTTCATATATTGAGGGATCATAACCCCAATTTCTTAATATTTGATCATATTTGCTTGAATATTCAGGATCGGTGCCGACATGCGTTATTTCGCCTTTTCCAGCTTGTTCATTAACTTCAATAGAAGGTTGCCAACCTGACTTATAAAAGTTATTTCCCCAATCTGATTTAGGTGTTTTTGTCATTAATCTTAGTTTAAAGGATTTTTGACATATTTCTTGATTTTACATTAAAACTGTAATAAGAGTTGCTATTGATATTCCTGCAATTATCCAACCATAAATCTCTTGCCTTGTTGGTCTTGTTGCTAAATCATTTTGTATTTGATCTAATTTCTCAAAAATTTTTTCAATATCAGCCATTACTACCTTTATCATTTCCTTTTGTGTAAAATTTTCATTAGCCATGATTAATGCCCGTGCATTTGTGCTTCTAAATAGGCTATTCTATTTTTTATATCATCTAATTCCCAAGTTTCAAGTTGATTTGTTTCTAAAATTGTCACTTTTTTTAGTAAGTCTTGCCACTCCCATTTCATTAGTTCATAGGCTTGACTGTCTTGACTTGGATTATTCAAGTCGCTGATATATCTCGCTTGAAAATCTTCTACTTTCCACTCTAAATCTCTTAATTCATTATCTAGATTTTGATAATTAGCTCTTAATGTAGTTAATTCTGTTTCTAAATATTCTGCGTCATACGCAACTTGCTCTAATGCGTAAATTTTCTCATACAAAACTGCAATGTCGTTTGACACCATTGTACTTTCTTTTAAAGTATCAAATTCATACTCTATTGAGTTCATGCGCTCATCAATATTTGAAAGTGTATTAAGAACTGCACCAAGACTTTGGATACCTGCCCCAATTGATCCCATTAAGGTTATTGCAGTCACAACAATAGCTAAATTATCTTTAATTTTAGCTAACACAATTTACGCTTCCATGTTTGCAGTTGCATATTTGCACAAAAGATCCGTCATCATTTTCAGTTATTAGACACATTAGCCACCAACTTTAAATAAGATTTCTCTAATAACTTCCTCAATAATAATTAAATTTTGATTAAATCCAGAAATACTTTCTTGATAAGCATTTACTTGTGCGTTAAGAGTTGCAACTTGTTGTTGCATGTCATTTACAGTCTTAAATAACCAACCAACTAAAGCCGCTAAGCCACCTTGCAATATTTGTCCTAAATTAACCTGTGCCTTCATTAGTCCTCAAATGTCGCTCTTGGCTTGTATTGTTCTAGTGCGTGTTGAATAACTGTAATAAAAGAAGTTAAAAACGCAACACCAATTAACTGAATAACATCTGCGTCAATAATTCCTGAACTATTTGCTAACCATAATGAAATTGCAGATTGAAGGCCTGTTCTAAAAGCCTTTGCAGTCATAAATTTCCAGTAAGCTTTCCAATTCTTTTTAGCCATTACTTTCCTCATTTCTACCTATTTGTATTACTTTATATTTTTTACATTTAAGATTACCACAAAAAAATGTGAGGTTGTCATAAACAAGAGCGTGTTTGCATAGAGGGCATGATATTATCAAAAACCTCCTAAATTATATCGTTATTCCCCATTTTAGCATTTAGTATCTTGAGTTCGCCATTAATCGCAGATAATTTATCCCATACCTGTTTTGCGTTGATCATGTCATCAGTTGCTTTATTACTAACTCCATTAAGGCCTTTTTCAAGTTTTGCAAGATCAAATATTTCAATAGTCACATTTTCATTATTTAATAAAGCATCTCTAATAATTGGATAAACCCGTTTGTAAGCTTGTGTTGATTTTCCACCAAAGCCGTCTTTTACAAGTAAATTATTTTCTTGATTGTCTGAAACCAATATACAACCTGAAGTGTGCTCATCTGTATTACCTGTATGGATCAATATGTAGTCAAAATTAGGCACATCTTGTAATTCAAGCATGCCTTTGTGAAATGCAGGGCCATATCTTGAAGTATATTTTGTATGAAAACCTCCAACTGTTCTAAATTTTATTTCATATATACCCAAAGGAATTGCAGTCTCATGCTTAACTTTAATTTCTCTTTGCTCGTCCTCTAGTGTATAACAAGCAAATTCATCATTAATATAAAGAATTCCATTTGTACTATCGGCTTGACTTGATATTCTGTAAAGTTTTAATTCCACTATTCAGGTTTTGGATTATCGTCTTTAATTTTTTTAATGGCTTTATACCAAACGCCTGTTTTATCTAACTTTCCTGCGTCAATATCCCAATAAAGTTGATCAAGTTGATCTCCAAGACTTAAAAATGCTTCTAATCTTGCTTGTTT